CTGGGTTAATATTATTTTTTTTCATTGACCCATTCCTCGAATGTCGGCATAAACTTTTTAACCTCTCTCCTTATCATCTGTGAGCCACCAGTTTCATCAGCATTTATTAATACGATATTTTCTATGCTCTCACCAAACATTTCATTATACATAACTGCATAGGCACATAATTGAACACCATAATTATCTTTTATGCTTTGTTTAGGTGTATTAGAAGTTTTAAAATCTATGACAGCTAAGTAGCCATCATCAGCACGATATCCTTTAATCTTGGCTATACAGTCCACTCGACCATGTATTTTGTAAGTGTCAGAATATAATTCTTGCTCAAGAAATATTACATCTTGAACCATCTCAAGATAGGGCAACATATTTACAAATAATCCATTTGCCAAAACACTGTCAGATTTATGAGATGATGGTATAGAACCAGTTTTAGAATCATACAGATGCTTGAACTCTGTCATAAAATATTCCTCAATCATTAGATGAACTTTCAATCCTCTGTCAGCACATCTTTTCATTTCAAAGTTAGCAACATCTTCACCCAATTCTTTTCGCCATTTTTCTAACCCACGATTTGGTCTAACATTAATAATGCTGGTAATACTTCTATAGCCAAGATTTTTCTTTTTAACAATCTCAGCAGTTGCTATCGTTTTCCACTTGTCTTTCTTATTCACTTAGACACTCCATAAGCTATTTTAAATGTTTCTAAGCTGGGGTTATCCAAGATATCATTATTTACACTTAAATATTCTAGCTCATGTATTTTATATTTAGACTTATCAGCTAAAAACATGTCGGTCAATACACTTGTTAAGATAAGTTTGTCTTCATGCAAATATACTTTTTTGTCTACAGTTGGGTTGCCTGTTGTATGGTAAAAATTTTGTTTCAACAACTTGCTTATCAAATATACTTTTTTAACTTCTATAGATTCAGATATCATTTGGTTTTCCTTTCTTAGATTAATTCGTTTGGTTATTTTTTTAATTTGCAGTTGATGATATTTCTCGTGAAACTTTTTATATCCAAAATTAACTTCTGCACACATCTCACAATCTATATCTAAAACAAGATTACTATTTGTTTCATGTGAAACATTTTTTATCTTGTCTTTAGTGATTTCACCTCTGTGAGAAACTGTACCTAAATTGTTTAGAGATTCTTTCCAAAGATATTTATAGTCATCTAGTCTTTCTTTAAAGTAATGTGTTTTTTTAGTAATATCATAATCTGCAATCTCTATGTCTATGTCAAATTTATTGTAAAGACATTTTGGAATCTGCCCTAAGAAATCCTCATCAGGATATAATTCATCTTCATTTACTTCAACTGTTATAATTGCAAAATCATTTCCTAAATCTTTTACATCACTTGCAATCAAACCAAACTTAACTGCAAATGTGTCAGTCAAATAAACACTGTCTGCTCTACTTGGGTTTTCATTCCAGTTGCTTAGTTCATCATTGTATGTAGGCTTGATGCCCTCTCTGCTAATTTTCTTAGCAGAGAGAATATCAGTACCATGATATAAAATTATTTTATTTGTCATAATGTAAGATGTAAGTTGTAAAAATTTTCTTACCCACTCTCGTATCTTTAGACTCAATGTCAAAGTTATATCTAAGATTAAATATTACTGCTGACAATCTAGTTATTCTAAAAGTTTCAATAGCTTTCCAAGAAGTAATTGTTTTGTTTTTTAACAAGTATTTTAACACTTGTTCTTGCTGTGTTTTAGGATTAGTAACATTATACAATCCTTTAATCATTCTATCTTTTACCATTTTATTTTCCTCTTTTGTTTCCATAAAGATAATGCTATACCTATAGTATTAGTATTTCAAGTAATATTTACTTTTATTATGATTACTTTTAATATAAGATATACATAATGTTTCACATGAAACATAACTAAACATGGAGATATAAAGTATATGAATTTGAAAGAATACCTTGAAAAACAATCACTTAGTGTAAGTAAAGTAGCTAAAATGTTAGATGTTCCTGAGGTCACAGTTAATTCTTGGAAGTATGGTCAGAAGATTCCAACGAAGAAAAACATGGATAAGATTACAGAATTTACTAATCGAGAAGTGCAACCTAACGATTTTTATTAATGAGTTTTCAGGCATTATCTTGGGCAACTAAACAGAAAACAGATTGTGGTGGGAGTAAATTATTATTACTCATGCTTTCTAATTATGCTGATGATGAAAATAAATGTTACCCAAGTCTAAATCATTTGGCAATTATTTGTTGTTGCTCAGAGAGCAGTATACAAAGATATATAAAAAAGTTAGTCAAATCTAATTTGATAAAAGTATATAAGACTGGAAAAGGCATAAGAAAAAATAATAACTATGTCATTCAATGTCCAAAAAATGATGTAGTCAATATGACCACTAATACTAATATAACTAACGACAAGAAATTTGTCAGGCAGAAAGGTAGGAATAAAAACTTTATTGCTGGGTAATACTTTACATATTAATATTTTAAGTATAGTATTATGTTTTAACAGCGAGGATTAAAAAACAATGAATGATAAAATTGATGGTATTCATACAGCCAAAAGTTTGTATGATGGTTTGTGGGAACTTTATGAGGGTAAAACTTCCAAAAGATATTCAACAGGGTTTAAAGACTTAGACCCATTCATGAGATTGGTAAAACCTAGTTTTATATTAATGACTGGTACTCCTAATTGTGGGAAGTCATCATTAACTTATTCGATAATCATGAAAACTGCTAGAGAGTATGGTTTTAAATATATGATATTTTCTCCTGAACATTCTCTTGCGATAAATTTAAAAAGACTTATTGAGAAGTATGTGCAGAAACCTTTTGATATCATGTTTGAAAATAGATGCACGATTGATGAAGTTACTGAGGCAGTAGAATTTATTGAAAAACATTTTTTCTTTGTAGATAAAAAAGGTGATTCACCTGACATAGATTGGATATTGCAAAGAGCAAAATATTGTGTAGACAACTATCAGATTGATGGAATAGTCACAGACCCATACAACGAAATAAATCCAGCAAGGTCAAACCTAAGAGAAGATGAACACATCTCAGTTCTTATTAGCAAGATAAAAAGATTCAACCGAGAAACCAATACTATAACTTTCATGGTTGCTCACCCTACTAAGCAAATAAGAAACCCTGATGGATTGTTTGAAGTTAAGAGCCTTTATGATGTGTCAGGAAGTAGTCACTGGAATAATAAAACTGATTTGGGAGTTATTGTAACAAGAGATTTCGAAAGAGGTCAGACAAAAGTAAGAATAGCAAAAGTTAGAGAAGTTGGTGTTGGTGGCAACATTGGTGAAACCACATTGAGATTCAATATGAAAAGTATGTGTTACGATTCTTTGATGGATAATAAATTTTAGGAGAATGTATGCAAATAATAGAAAAAGATATAAATGATTTGATACCAGCAGAATATAATCCTAGAGAATTAACTGTTGGTCAGCACAAGAACATTAAAGAAAGCATTGAAAAGTTTGGTGTAGTAGACCCAATCATAGTCAATGTGAATAAAGAAAGAATGAATGTAGTCATTGGTGGTCATCAAAGATTATCAATCTGTAAAGAGTTGGGTCATCTTTATGTGCCTTGTATTGAGCTAGATTTGACTCTTGAAAAAGAAAAAGAGTTGAATGTCAGGTTAAACAAGAATGTCGGTCAATGGAATATCGAAGATTTAGCTAACAACTTTGATGTCAAGGATTTGAAAGATTGGGGGTTCGATTCTAAAGAACTTCATTTTGCAGACATAGAAAAAGAAATTAGCACAGACATAGAACCTAAAGAAACTAAGTACGAGCTAGTGATTCAGGTTGATAGTTATGAAGTGCAAGACAATCTATTTACAGAGTTTCTAAAAAGAGGGTTGATGTGTAGAAAGAAATAAAAAAAAGAGCAACCACTTGGCTACTCTTCTTCTTTCTTTATCTTTTTTGTCTTAGATTTTTTTATTCCTCAAACAATCCACCCAATCTACAATTTTCTGAAAAATGAAAGTGTAGAGTTCCATCATCTAGGTAGTATTTATCGAGATACCCAGCATCAGTCAATAATTTAAGATATCCTTTAGGTAGCTTGTATGCTTTCCTAAATCTCTCGTAACAGTCTTCAGGGTATTTATCATTT